GAACGCACCTGCTCTCTCAATGATTCCTGATGCAATACCAATGTTGACCATGTCCTTGATGACATCAAAGTCACCAAAGTCAAAGTTGTTTGAGTCAGTGAAGTAGAAGTCAACGACAGCCGTTTGTTGTGGTCGGTGTGTCTTGTTTTTGATAGTACGACCCTTGATGGACTGACCAACGGTTTCGTCCTTTTCCTTGAGCCATTCATCACGCTTGACTTCAACACGGCAGAAATAGTGAAAGTTCTTTGCCTTACCACCTGGGGTTGTGCGATTGTCTCCCCACATGACACCAATCTTCTCACGCCACTGGTTGATGATGAGACCAGTGCAACCACGGTCTTCTTCAATAAGTGAACGCTTTTGTGCTTTAGAAGATTTGCGGAAGAACTTTCCTGTGAGGCGTGCACCAAGACCAACGGTGAACTCTTCCATCATCTTTTCTGCTTCGTCATCGGGGACAAGTGCAGGCAATGAGTCAATAACAATCATGTCAACTGCACGGTTGTCTAATGCACGGATAGCAAGGTCATACACCTGCTCCATGATGTTGTTCTCAACAATCCACAGACGGTCAAGGTCTACACCGATTGCCTTTGCGTACTCAGGAACAAAATCCTCAGCCGCAATCCACATAGCGCAAAACTCTGGGTCAAGTGCTTGGTTAGCCGCAATTGTCTTGAATGCCATAGCGGTTTTACCTGATGACTCTTCACCAATGATTTCACTCCACTGGTTGACAGGCCAACCACCACCGAGCATGAGGTCATACGACAACACACCAGTTGTAATTCGTGGAATCATTTCTCTGATGTCAGAACCTTTGACGATGCTTCCTGCCCCATACTTTTTCTGTACGGAGTTAATAATTGACTGTAGTGATTCGTACTCTGACATTTGTTACCTCGGTTGTGCTTGGTCGTACATGCCATTCCAACCACACTCGTAACAGCGTGGCGCAGGACTGGCACCGTTAATCATGGTGTTATGACCACGACCTGTTCTACTAAAAACATAAATGCTTCCGCAGTCAGGGCAGGTCATATTACCTTCTTTACGCATTGCTTCCCCACCTTGCCACAAACGGATTGCAGTGCTCATATCAATCTGTTCGTTGGCTCCACGACTAGGGTCTAACAACTCTTGTCGCCCACCTTGTTGAACCACATTCTGTTGTTGCTGTGGGGACTGCATAGGCGTTTGCATAGGCATTTGTATTGGCGGTGTCGTAGGGGGTGTTGTGTATGTGCGTTGCGGTGTTGGGTTTTCTCCCGCAAGTTTCTTTGACCACCAGTCACTCATCGTCATACTCCTCTAATGATTCTTTCTCAACCATAAGAATTACTTTCTCTGAATCCAGTATTCGGTTTATAAGAGCCATACTGTGGGACACGAGTGTTTTATGAAACTCGTCTCTCTCATCTTCGTCTAGTTCCCTAATACTTTCCAACTCACAAAACCAGTCTGAACATTCCAACACTTCACTAAGTAACCCAGCCGCAGTTATCAAAGCCCACCGTGCGATGACATCATAAGTTTCAATCTCTTGTACTTCTTCTGATGGCATAGAGAATCCAGCATCGTTGGCAAACTCCTGTCCCAATGATGGAGAGAGCATCAGATAATACATTCTTTTGTCTACTGCTGTCATCCTTTTGCCTCCGCCCAACTATATGCTGAGTCGCATGAGACAACTAAGGGAACGGAATCAATGACCCGACCATGACCCATGGTCTCCATAAACTTGGGGGTTAGGTCTTCAATGATGTCCTCGTTTACCGACACCACCAGTTCGTCATGCACCTGCACCAGCAGTTGGGCGTCAATGCCCATCAGAAGCCCTGAGATGCTCACCATAGCCTCTTTACACAGGTCAGCCGCAGAACCCTGCACAACGGCGTTCACAGCCTGCCTCTCAGCACGAGAGCGTGTGAACTCATCATCGGAATTAAGGTCTGGGAGGCGCCTACGGCGACCATAGAGGGTAGATACATACCCCTTCTTTCTACCAGACTCAATGACCTGTCGTTTCCACTCTGTCAGACCAGAGAACTGTTTGTAATACTGGTCAATCATGTGGCGAGCCTCTTCAACGGAGATACCAGTCGTGTTAGACAACTTATGTGGTCCACCACCGTAGGCGGTGAGGAAGTTAACGCCCTTACCAATCTGTCGCTCTTCGCTGGTTACTTCCTCAATTGGCTTCTTATACAACAAAGCGGCGGCTCCAGCGTGAATGTCCTCTTCGTTTTTAAAGATTCTAATTAATTGCTTATCTTGTGAGAACATTGCCATGACACGGAGTTCAATCTGGTCATAGTCAGCCACAAGAAGTTTGTGACCGTCAGGGGCAACGAACAAACTACGCACCGATGATGAGCGTGGAATGTTCTGAAGGTTTGGATTGCTGGAGGAAAGGCGACCAGTTGCAGTGCGGTGCAGGTGGAATGACGGATGGAGACGGCTGTTGTTCAACTTAGGAATCAAACCATCAACATAAGTTGATTTAAGTTTCTGCATTTCTGAGTATTCCAAAAGCATCGGAACAACTGGATGCTCACCTTTGAGTTTCTGGAGTGACTCTTCATCTACAGACGGAGCACCCTTAGCGGTTTTCTTAACAGGTTTCAAAGCCAAACCACCTTCACGCTTCTTGTTAAACAAGAGAGCCTGTTTGTGTGGGTTGGAGTCAGGGTTGAACCCAACGAATGCGTGCTCACTGATAGCAAGGATGATGTCACGAAGTTTGCCGTCCAACTCTTTACCAAGATTTTTTAAGGCACGAGAGTCAACAAGGATTCCGTTGTTTTCCATTTCCATCAGCACACGGAGAACTTCCACATCCAACATAAATGCTTTTTGTAGTTCTTCTTTACTGGCAATCTGTCGCCACATTCTGGTGTACATTAACCATGTCCAGCGAGCATCAAGATGTACATAGCGTGTGGCTTTATCAAATGGAACCGTGTCAATGATTGCGCCAAGTTTTCCTTCACGACCATGTGAACTAGTTCGGTAGTTGTTGAGAACAACCTGCTCCATTGAATACGACATTAGATTCTCATCAAGAATGTGTTGCATCAAGATGGTGTCAAAGAATGGTCCCTCTGGAATCTCGCTGTAATATTTACCAATAGAGCGAGCATCAAACTTGACATTGTGTCCGATTTTTACAAGGTCGCTAAAGAACAGTGGCTTTAGTATCTCTAGTACTTCGGAGCGGTCTAGTTGAACGGGTACCTCTGCGTGAACCGCAGGTATGTGATAACGAGCCTTTGCCATTGACTCTTGACCATTCTTGAGAACCTTGCGGTAACCCTCTGGCGGAACTGTGGAACCATCGCCAACCTCCTCTGGTACCAAGATAACACCAACACGGTGACCCATGGGGATAGCCCATGAGTGACCGTGTGTTGCTAGTGCAATCCAAAATACCTCGTTACGAAGTGGGTCAAGTGCTAACTCACCACGGTACTTGTTCTCAATGTTCTCACGAGCCTTACGAGCAATCTCAGGCGTGGGAGCCTTTAACTTGGAAAGATGCGCCTTCCATTCCTGCTCAACGACTTCAATGAGGTTGGGGTGCCGTTCCAAGTTCCCACGGGTCTCCACATCAAATGCAAAGGCTCCGTGCTGTTGGATGATGGAAACGGCTTCCCTTACCTCATCAAGCGTTTTGACAACGCCGTAGGACATCAGTCGTCAGTCTGAATCTCAAGTGCAACTTCTGCCAGCGTCTTACGAGATGGCGTGCGAATGATTTCATCTGTGTATGCGTTACCATTGAAGTGGTTGAGGTCTTCCTTAGAAAGTGCCTCAAGACCCCAGTCAGCAAGGTCACCTTCACGAACCATCTGATGGTTGGTAGAGGTTGTAGCACCCTTACCTGAGCGTGACACAGTCCAGTAGTGCTTAGACAGTGGTCCCATTGCTGGATGGTCGTTGAAGTTCTTCAGCGAGTCAATGACACGAGCACCGACTTCGTAGGAACGGAGGACTGGCTCTTCACCTGGAGTCATCAACACCACATTGAAGTTGAAGCGCCATGATGGACGATTTCCTGCTTCACACAATGGGCAAGTTGAACCTGTGTCGGCATCTGCAATACATGTGAATGACATTTGTCCCTTGCGCTCTACCCAGTGCTGGCGATAGCGAGCGTATGGGGCATCTTCAATGAACTTGATGATTTGAATTGATTCGGTGACCTTGAGACGCTTGGCGTAATCGCCTTCACCACTGGTGGTTGTGCGCTCGGTGCTACCCCAACCACTGCGAACTACTTTACGCACTGGTTCTGCTGATTCGGTTCGTGGCTTGCGTGTAAGCCCTGAATCGTTGGATGCCTTTGAAGGTTCCGTGAACTCTTGTTCATCGTCCTCAAAGTCGCTGTCCCATCTGCCCATGTTGTTTGCTCCTTACTTTTGCCAATTGGCTTGGATGTAGTGGATGAAAGATAGCCAGTTATTGGCGTCTTGCCAAGCACTATTTCTATCTCCCATGAGGTTATTTTGTTCAAGGGCTGTTAGCAACACTTCAACCTGCTCACGGGAGTAAAGACGATACCCCTTGCGGTCAGCATTTAACAACTCCGCACCACTGGCTTTTGATGTCCTAAATGTTGGTGCTGGAATCCAGCCCTTTCTTTCCCATTTACGAAGGGTAACCGCAGAGCGCCCAAGGATTCTGGCTACTGCACCAACGGTGTACAACTCTCGCTGGACTCCGTTAATCATTGCAACCTTCTTGGTTACTCCACGGAAGGGGTCATCAACTGATGACTTTTCTTCTTTCGTAAGCGGTCTGTTCTTTGGTTTCTTTTTTCCTGGAAAATCAGGAAGGTCTCCAAAAAGTTCTAACGGGTCTCTCATGCTTTGAAAGCCCAAGATTCTTTTTCAACATAAAACATCATGATGGTTTCTTCCAAAGATTTGTCAGACCATGCCAGCCCAAGAATCTTGTCTTCGCTAAGAATCTCTATTACTTCTTTGACATCATCCCAGTAGCCGTTGTCCTTCGCCCACTGCTCTGCTGATGCAGAATCAAATGAGCGTGACACACGCTTCTCACGCTTAAGGTTTAATTCCCCAATAGATAGCCATATATGACCTTTGTCGTCTGGTGTACCAAACTGCTCTACCGCAGTAGACAGTTCCTTCTTCATGTCATTTGTGCGCTTCTCAATAAGTGCAAGTGTGTCTTTTGATTTCTTGTATTCCTCAGCCAAGCGCTCTAGATAAGCAGTATCTGGCTGTTCTCGTTTTACAACTCTCATTTTATACCTCTGTGTTTTTTAAGAAGTCGGATAAGGTTCCAAGGTTCAACTCAAACTTACCCTGCTGGTCATACTGTTTGTCAAGGAACGCTGAGTTAATTCCACGCTTTTGCATCAACATCTCATACTGTCGCTCTTCAATAGAGCCTTTCATTACGAACGATGTAATTGTGACATGGGGGTGTGTTGAAGATAGTCGGATGATTCGGGCGTCTCGTTGGTCCAGTTTGCCAGCCGACCAAGGGAGGTCGTAAGAGATGAGGTAATTGGCTTGTGGTAAGTCCACGCCATAGCCTCCCGCATCAGAGGATAGAAAGAGCCGAACATTACTGTCGGTTTGGAACCGCTCTTTAGCACGGTCTCGCTCATCCGCCCCCATGCCACCCATAAATAATACGCTGTCAGTAAGTCCTTTAGTTGTCTCTTGGATAAGTCGTAGGTTCTTCTTAAAGAACGAGAATAGAACCACTTTGTTATTTGGGTCTTCATTGAGAACATCCGTGATGTAGGAAATGACAGCGTCTAGTTTGGGTGCCTTAGCGGACGGGGAGACCCAGTTTGCTTTGACGATTGCTGAAGCATACTGACTACCCTCTGTACTTTGAGTGGGGTCGTCAAACGCTTGTGCTGAGTCCAGAACCAACTGAGGGTTATCGCAGAGCATGCGGAGAACAGTAAGCCGAGCCATAATTTGACCTTGAGCGTCATTTCCATTTCCTCCGTTGTAGTGTGCCCACAAATCAAATCCACGACCACTTGTTGTGATTGCCTTACTGATTTCGTTTTGTAGGTCTTTACTTATCTTCTCATACGCCGATGCACCTGCACTGTCAAACGGAACAGGAACTACTTGTGTGATGACTTTAGGAAGTTGGTCAGCAATATCCTCACGAGTTTTTCTAATCATGATTTCGGACAATGATTCATTTAATTGTTTTAAGTTTCTGTAACGAACTGGGGCACCAAAGTGGTTACGAACAATAAATGTTCTGTCAAAAACATCAAAGCGTCCAAGGACATTTGGGTCTACAAACTCCATGATTGAAAACAGTTCTTCTGGTTTGTTCTCAATAGGTTGACCTGTCAATGCAAAGCGATACTGAAATCTTTTACCAAGTTTCTTTAACATCTTTGAACGCTTGGCACGGGGGGATTTAATAATTGTTGCCTCGTCAATGACCATGGCGTTGGCACCAAGATGTGTTAGATAAGTCTGGTCATTAAGTAAGACCTCTGGATTGACAATGACATATCTGCACCTGATTGCTGTGCGCCACAAAACTTCTCTTTGTTTTGGAGAACCGTCAATGACTACTGCGGTGGAGTCAGTAAACTTCTTAATCTCACGAAGCCACTGATACTTGAGTGACGATGGAACAACAATCAACACACGGTCTACTTCATTGTTTTCAATTAGTTCTTCTAGAGCAGAGATAGTGGTGACTGTCTTACCTGCACCCATGACCATGGCGAGAAGCATCTGTCCTGTGTCTGCCATTCTCTGGCTGGCTTCTTCTTGAAAGGGATAAAGGGTTCCTGTAAACATCACAACCACCAAGGGATAACGGACGAGTTGATTACCGCTTCTTCAAGTTCGGAGTCAGACATTTCTCCAATGTCTTTTGCACTGGTGTGTTTGTATTTCAACCAATAAACACCACCTTTGAGAAGTGGCATATCTTTAAATATATTTTTTGCACTATCAATACCAGCCTTGTCATTGTCCATTGCCACAATTAGTTTGTCCGCAACGCTGTAGGCGAGTTGTAGTTGCTCTTTGGTAATAGATGCACCAAATGTTGCAAGACAGTTCATACCGTCAAATGATGATGCAAAGCGAACGACATCTAGAGGTGATTCTACAAGGATGACTGTTTTGTGTATTGCTTTCTCAATACCGAACAATGTGTTGCGCATCTTTAATCCACGAGGATGATTGCGCACAAAATCTTTTGCTTTTTCTTGCCATCCAACTAACAAACCTTCTGGACTGACGATTGGAATAATCCATGAGTTGTTCTTATCATTCCAACGAATGCCGTATGACCGTGCTGATTCTTCACTGATGTTTCTGGCTTTTAAATACTGGTTAGGCACATTCCCATAGTGCAAGTACATGTGATGGTCTACTTCAGGCACCTTTTCCCACTTCGGCATCTGTAGACGCTCAACACTGTTGTTCATCAGCATCTGTGTGACAGAAAAGTCGTCCTTACCTGTCAACTCCATAATCAACTGTGGCAGTGTTCCACGAGCACCACAGGAGTAACACAGCCACAGACCAGAGTCTGCGTTCATAGACCATGATGGAGAGTTGTCTTCCTTACCTGTGCGAGATAGGTGAACTGGGCATCGTCCTGAAATCTCTTGTCCTGCTCGGCGTACATCTACGCCAATTGACATTAAGAAGTCTGCAAGGTCAGTAGTACCAGCCATCATTTCCTGCCTCCTCTCCGTCTTCTCCTACTTCGGTGAAGTTCATATTGTCCCAATCCCACTTGATTCGCACTTCACCTTTGGGTGCGGTACGAGCAAGCACAACTCTGATGATTGCTTGGTTGTCAATGTCGGGGTCTGATTCAACACCGAGGATTAAATCTGAGTCTTGTGCAAAAGATGATGTGTAACCAATTGAGTCCGATGTGATTTGTCGTGACTTCTTGTTACCAAGTTTCCATGCAAGAACCTGTGTAGTTCCAATCAACGGAACATCAAAGCGTTGTGCGAGCCTCTTGAGTGCACGAGTAATATTAGTCAACGCTTGTGGACTTCCTTTAGGTTCTCCGTTTTCATCGTCCATCAAGTACACACCGTCAACGATTACAAGACCTGGTCTATACTGCTGAATCTTTCCAGCAATGGCACTAACAGTTGTCAATGATGAAGCGTCCTCAGTCATGATGAATGGGTGCATGTTCTTGCGAATCTTGATGGACTGTTCAATCTTTTCTAGTTCTGCAAGATTCAAATCACCACGCATAATTTTGTTGTGTGACACTCCTGCAACCAATGCGTCATAGCGAGCCTCTTGTTCTTCAATACTCATCTCAAACGAAACATACATTGGTGTGATGCCATGTGCGTGAGCCGCTTGAGCCATGATGAGTGTCATCAATGACTTACCTTTCTTGGCTTCACCCACAAAGGTAATCAACTGCTGTGGGCGAAAGCCTGCGGTTATTTTGTCAAGACCATTGAAACCTGTTGGAATACCACGCAAGAAGTTTGGCGTGTCACGCATTTCTTTATAACGCTCAATACGCTGTTCCCAAGATTGGATGATGTCAACATCACGAAGGTGTGCAACCTCTAGCGCCGCTTTTTGTAAACCCTCAGAGAGAATCTTTGTCGCTTCATCAGTGTCATGATTGTTGAGTGATGGTGTTGCGGCTGTAACAGCAAGAACAAGATGTTTGTGTTTGTA